CGCAGATGTTTTTCTTGCGGTCGCTTCCGGCTCCGTTCCGCTGATCTGGTACGACTTGCCGCCGGTGCGCTGTCAGTCTGGGGCGGCGTCGTTCCTGCGGTATGCTCTGCATAAATCCACGAAAAAGCCGGGATTCTTGCAACTTTCCTGTATGGAGATTAAAAACGGCTGCATGATTCCAACATCAGACCGTCAATATAATATCACTGACGGCGGTTTTTCTGAGTTCTTCCGGGACTTGCCAGCAACAACATATATAAATTATTTAGAGCAGTAAAAACACTGTTCTTTTTCTGGCGTCCTGCATCCGCTCCGGGCGGCGGTGGTTCGTGACCTGTGCTTGGACTTCGCCGGGGATTGTTCTCCGGCGTGATGTACATTGGTAATTATATATAGTTGTATTGGCTTCTATTTGGCGTTTTAAAGGCTTTTAGCGTGATTCTGATATATTTTATCATGAGTATATAAAGCCACCTTAAATCTTCAAATATCGAATTAATAACAGGGATTGACGACAGAGCGCAACGGGGTTATTATTACTTTGTATAATTGTGCGGACGCTTTGCCCGGTCTGGTCTTTATGCTTCCGGATCGTGCGAAGCTATGCGGGCTTTGTTCGTGATCGCTCCGGCAGTCTTATTTTTTACTTGGGCGGTTGTGTCTTAAATACTTATATAACGCCGTATTTGGCTTTTTAAGCGTGTTTTATCTGTTTCCTGTATATTTTACCACGGTTGCACGAAAAACGTTTTTAAACGTATTTTACAACGTTATATTAGAATTGGTTTTGACTCTGGTTGTGTCTGGCGCTGGTTCGGTACTTCCGAAGCTGTTCCCGGGATAGCTCCGGGACGGAACGAGAACACCAAGGAAATGTACGACAAGTCAGAAGCAGCATCAAAACCAGGACGGTTTGAACTGGAAAAATCTGAAAAAAATCGCAGAAATCTGAGACTAATTCAGACCTGCGACTTTTTTATTTTGTGTATTTTGTATATAATTTTCTATAATGTATCTCGGAGCGATGTGAATTTTTCATTTTAACACATTCAGCTCATCATTTTTCATGTTTTTTCTTCTTACGGCACCAGCAATCTTTGTTCTTCTTCTCTTCTGCCGACTTGTTTCTTTGTTCCTGCGCTTCGCTGATTCTCTGCTTTTTGTTGCATTAATTTCTGCCAATACTTTACTTCTGGTTTCTTCATTGATTAGTCCGAGTTTAAAAAGCCTTTCGTTTATGGCAATCAAAATAACTTTTTCCATGCAATCACCTCAATTAATCTTATTCACGCATAATCAAAAATATTCATCTGTCCATATGGCATATCATTCTCGGAATTGATAAACTTGCAAGCTATGTATCTCCCGTACCAATCCCGGTCACCTCCATATAACAGACATTTTCCTTTCTTCCCATCCCGGAAAAATCTGCATTCTGAACATGTATGCTGATATGCAGTTCCACCGGAACGCCTGTACATTTCACTTATCGTTCTCATTTTTGCATCCCCTGTACCATTTCCATTCTGATACGCTGTGCCATATGTGCCCGGACGGATTCTTCCGGGAACGGAATTTCAAGCGACCGCTCCAGAATCCTGTTGGTAATTCTTTCATCATATTTCAGTTCTGATATCTGGCAGTTGCTCGTGAATATAGTGATTTTCCTGTCGACATACCGCCCGTTGATAATGCTATAGAATCTTTCGTTAATCCACTCCTTACCAGAATCAGCGCCGAAGTCGTCAATGATAAGGATTTCTGTTCTGGACAAATCCTCTATCAACTTTCCTTCCGTATTCCCTTTGTCTCCCCATGTTTTCTTGATCTCATCAAGAATCCTGAGGGATGTGGTGAACTTTACTGGCTTCTGGTATTTCTTCATAATTTCATTCGCCAAGCTGCATACTGTTTTGGTTTTGCCAGAACCTTTTGCGTTTGAGAAAAGGTATAGCCCTATTCCTTTCTTCTGCATATCAGGAAGATTTTTAAACCAGTAATTTACCGCCTGAGCCGCCTGAGAAAATACTTTTCGGCTCTCGGTGTTCAAATATACACTTGACTTCAAATTGTTGAAATTTGAGCCTTTAAACACGTTTGGAAGCTCTGCAAATTTCAATTGATTTTCAAGGATTATTCTTTTCCTGATTCCGCAAGGGCATTCCTCACAATAGGGAATACCACTTGCATCTCTTACCCATCTCCACCCACTGTCCCCGCACTCAGGGCATTCAAGCGAACGGGGTATCTGATTCTTCTCCGTTCCATTCTTCAAGTGGGACGATTGGTTCGACATTTCTTTGAGTTGTGTCAGTTCCATTTCGCATATCCTCCCTGTTGTGGTATTTATTTTCGAGTATCTTTAAGAAGTTGTTCGGTTTCACAAACCATTCAAAATTTATCATAAAATCAGTTTTCTTTCCCATAAGAAAGTCACTGTTTTGTACGTTCCTCAGAGCTTCCATTACCTTATCCATGCCATATTCTCGGATTCTCGCTTTCAGCATTTGCGTTCGCCTTGCTGTCATTCTTGCGATTGGCTGAATACCGAACTGCTGAAGCTTATTCCATTCGTCAACTACTTTCTGCACGTCACCGGGCTTGACTAAATCTTTTTCGCAAGAAATCTGCTCTGGGATCTCCGGCATACGCTCTTCCTCTGATAATTCTTTCTGGCGTTTTCTATGCTCTGCGACCCGTTTTCTGGTCTGCTCTCTGATTTTTTCGAGTCCGTCAATATTCTGATGTTCTTCCCATCCGGGGATTGAAAGCAACGTTCCATCTCTGGTTATCATGCCGAACTTTTCAAGAATTGTCAGTGCAAGTTCGATCACACTCTCATCAAAGTCCAGCTCGTCAGCCAACATTTTATTTGTATATGGGATATTCTCTGTCAGAAATATAATCCCGTTTGAATTGCAACGTCCTGCCATCGTCAGGAGCATCATCCAGATTAGCACAATATTATTTCCCTCTGGAAGTTTTCTGATATGCCGGATTTTTTTGTTATCGAACATATCTATTTCTAATCGAATCCAACTCACCTTTGTCATTTAGCCACCTTCCCGTCTGGTAAGGACATTTCCGCCCTTACCGCATTGATTTTCGAATGAATTTCTCCATTGAAGAGTCCATCCGGTTTTTTGTGTGATTTTCACAGCTATCATCTTCCTCTATCAGGATGCCTTTGCGATCACACAGCCCGTTGTCGTTTTCAATACAAGTTTTGCATGTTTTATCTGCCATTTTTCTCACTCCAATCTAATTTCTGTCCACACTTATTGCAATAAAAATCTAATTTATTAAGTCCCTCGCTATTGCAAACTGGGCAATTGCCTTTTGCCGTATAATATCTGCCAGAAAAATCAAGAATAGATTTTATATTATTTGGTTTCGTTGGAATCTGCTTTTTTAATGCCTTTGCCCCAAAATCACACGCCCATGATTCTTTTAAATATTCCTTTTGTCATTCTTCTTTGATTTCTGAATTTCCCAAGAAACATAAATGCTGGTCTCTCATATCGGATAAGATTTCTTTTGCTTCTTTAGCGTCCATGGTTACCGCTCCTTATGTTGTTTCAGAAAATGTTCAACCAACGGAATCTCTTTCTTTCCAATCCATTTAATCCATGCTCCACAATCTCCGCAGTACAATCCAGTGTTATTTCCGGATTTTCTGATAAAAAGATCTGTGCTGTTGCATTTCGGGCAACTATATTCTTTCATTTCTTCATCACCTCCAACTTCTTCTCAGCTTCTTCATAATCTGTGAACCAAGTTATTCCATAAGCAGTATCATTAAGCACTTTTTCCTTATATTCATTACGGCCTGTCGCATACCAGTGGCTACCGGCAAATGTAATTGATTCGATATGCTGATGATATACCCTATTAACATTTTCGCATCCGTAAAAAATATTTAATCCGCATATATGTGGACTTGGAATAATATACACATCATCTCCGACCTTACACGGCAATCTCACAAGCAAGCCCTGTTCTTCTAAGTCTTCATAAGCGGCAAGCTTTTCAGCCACTTTAAAATTTCCCTCGTCCCAGTAATACGGCACATTATCGCCGCTATCCTGCTTCATCATTATGAGCCTGTCATTCACTCTTTCAGTTAATCTCTCCATCTACTTCACCTCTTCCATCTGGCTTTCTACAGTATCTGCAAGTAGCTTCAAGGACTTAATAAATGAGTCCGTCAATGCTGTTTTGTCTGGGTATTTAGCGAACGTTCTGACAAGGTTTACTGCATCCTTGATTTTTTCTTCATATTCGATAATTTCGGATGCTTCAAGCACTCCTTTATCACTCCAGTAAGCAACTGTTCCATTATCCTTAAAAATCAAAATATTTGGCAGTTTGATATTCCTAGACGACAAGCTGACTTTATCAGGCCATTTATCAAAACCTTGTAACCTTGCAATGTTAAGAATATTTTCATATTCTTCCTGTGTCTTTACAAATACGCTTTTTCCAGTTAAATTAATCATCTACTTCACCTCGCAAAAATATATTCTTTTCTTCGCGCTTTTTCGCGCATTCTTCGCAAACAAAAATTGCTTTCGGATACGTGAATTACTCGGTAACTGAGTTACCAGAGCATCTGAAAAAAGGCGGGATACCGTCTTTTTTCAGGGTGCATCCATGGCACCACTACTGTTTGCTCTTTAGAGCTATACAGCTACTTTTATTATTTCCGGTGTTTTCAGTCCGGTTACGGACAGTTCTCTTTTTACTCCGGATACGGAGTGATATTTTCTCAGGATATTATATGCGCCTACGGCATCTGCGTTATAGGTTCTGTTTCCATCTCTGTACAACCCTCTCTCTTTCCGTTTGGACGGCTCTGCATATCTTTTCCCCACTTCCGGTGACAGAGGACTGCACTGGCTGGTATAACTTTCTTCCTGTTTTATAAAACGGATCCCATATCTTTTCAGCTTATATTCCAGCATGATGTAGATCCTGTTATACGGCAGGCTGTGAAGCTTCTGGTTTGTCCTGTGTCCCAGGTCTTTTTCTCTCCGGATGTTCCGGATATCCCCTGTAACGACACAGGTAATCTCCTGTTCCCGGCAGTATTCTGCAAGATATCTTGTGATCTTGTGCAGATAGTCCGTTACTGAGTCTTGTTTTCTCTTATATAACTTCCTGATATGTTTTGATGTGACCGGGTGCTTTACTCCCTTTCCGGACTGCTGCCCATACCACTGGGCCTGCACCCTTGCGATCTCTTTATGGAAATATCTTTCCAATTCAAGGTACTTCCTGCCCAGGATAAACGTCTTCCCATTTTCAGAATCATAACACGTCATAAGGTTGTGAAGCCCCAGATCAATAGACAGTTCATGTCCGTTCTGTGGAAGTTCTTCCTGGTCAGGAACCTCATAAACAACAATAATTTTACAGCTTCCCTTCTCCGGCGGATAGATCCGCATCTGTTTGATCTGATCCATGCCACTGAAAATCTTATTTTCAAGGTAAAGAAAGTTTTCATGGATCTGATATGTTTCTTCCATATATTTTTTTAATGTCTTTGGAAGGGACAGGCGGACTCTGTCCGTATCCCGCTCATGCACGATCCCCATCTGCATATAGGTAATGGGGATACTTTCCTGCTTAAACCGCGGCGGTCTGGGAGTCTCAATCCCCCCGGATCTTTTCAGGGCATAAAAAGACTTCCATGCCTTTTCCAGCAGCTTGCAGACTTCCTGGGCGGTCTGGGACGGGAGTTGTTTATACCACAGATCCTCTTTATGGGCTTTTTTCTGATAGTACCAGTCAGGATACTGCTCCATCCCTGTTTCTTTGTAATGTTGACGCTCGTAATTACAGACATTCCAGAGCTTGGATGCTGCATAACACATATGCCCGATGAGGTTCGCATATTCCCGGCTGACCTTTATGGATGTTTTCTTTGACAGCAGCATTTCCTCTCCTCCATCGTATCAGTACGCTTTGCTCTGATGTTCGATATACCTGCGGATATTTTCTTCCGATACAGATCCGACCGTTTCCACATAATAGGAATGGTTCCACAGCTCCCCTTTCCAAAGCTGGTTTCTTATTTCCGGAAAACATTCGAAAAGCTTCCTGCCGGAGATCCCCTTCAGGTATTTCACGATCGCAGTTATGGATAATTTCGGAGGGGCTGACACAAAACAGTGTACATGGTCTCCTTCCCCACATTCAAACAGATGGACCGTAAAGCCCTTATCTTCTGCGATCTCCTGCACCAGTTCCTGCAGATATGCCTCGACCTCCGCATTTAATATCTTCCGCCGGTATTTTACCGACCATACCATATGGTAATTAATATTGCACACACAAGTGCGGTAATGTATAAGATTTTCTTTCATACATATATGTATACCATGATATCAAAAATTTCGCAATAAAATATCGAACATATTTTCTTTTTTATAATACCGGATACAGTTTTTTATAGGGAGAAATTGAATGAAAACCGTTTTGTTATTTTTATTTATTATGAGTGCAGATATGCACAGTTTGCGCTTTCATCTCGGTAATTGAATTGCCGAGGATTCCCGCTTATTATCCTAAAACAGCTATCATTAAGTATCGGATAATCCGGTTCATATGCTGTGGTTTTCCATTTGCCACAAACATTACACTTTTTTACAGTTTCGTTTATATTCATCACCATGCATCATTCTCTTCCTGCAATCTCATCAATGCACTGGTTTCGCCCATCGACCATCCCACACTGGTAATCCGTCATATCATTCTCGATAGTGTTTTTCTCTGGCAATGGCTTCAGCGGACACCAATCAGGTCTAATACTCAAATCTGTAATATCTCTATTGTTTACTCTACAGAACGGGTGAAGCACTCCACTGCGTAAAACGCATAAAGCACAATATTTTGGTGTATCAATCACTAACACTGATTTACTCATACGTTTCACTTCCTCTCAGCATCAGACTTAAAGTATTGTACCCCGGACAAGTT